GTTAGTAGATGCCGCCCCTACGCGTGGAGCCTGTGTCCTCGTAAGAGGATTGCAGAAGAAAGGCCCAGGGTCGCCGTACACCATTTTGCAATAGTGTCGGTTGTAAGCCTATGTCCTGTAGGGTCCACGCTGCAGAGAATGGTGCCACGACTCGGTCGTGACCATATCTCCGGTGTATCCTAAACACCCGTTCAACAATTTTGGGTGTTGGCCTTTGGATAAGAGTCTTGAAAGGAGAGAACAACCGCTTCCGCCCTCGACTCGACAGTCCAGACGCCTGTATCCTTGGGTACCAATCTTTCCAGAATTTGGAAGGTTCCTTAAGGTGTTTCAGTCCGATTTGCTCTCTTTGGTTCGACTGACGCCTGAGTGCGCTCTTTGACTTCTCCTTTGGAGCGGGTCTCAGAGTCCTCAGTGCGTCTGATTGAACATGAGCAATTAGGGCTTCCCTTAATACTTCTGATTCTTTTGGTCCCTTTGCTGCAGGCTGGAGCTCTTGGACAATGTGCCGTCGTTTTTCACACCAGTCAGCATCTACCACTCCTTCTTGTGTTTGGAGTGGGGCTCCTCGTACGAGGTAGCCAATGTATGCTCGTCTGGCTCGACGGACGTCTTCTGCTGTGCTCACTCTGTTTCCGTTCCCTCCTACCCATACAGGTCCATTAAATGTTCCTTTGGGCCTGGTGTTCTGAAGGGTATGGAGGATGAGTGTCCGCAGTGGTCCAGAAGTTGTCTCAAGTCTATGCAGTAGGTTTTCCCGTACTGCATAAGCTCCAGTTCGTCCTCGTCGGGTCAGGAGTTTCGCCGCGCTCGCTTCTCGAATACCCAGGACGTCGTGTACGTCGGTACACAGGAGAGTCTTTCTCACCTTGACTTGTGGGAACTCATGCGTAGAACCATCCAGGAATATCCGGATCTTTGGCGAGGTTCGGAGGCTGCGCTCCACATATGTCGGGTAGACTCTCCGGACTAGTCTTTCACAGAACACGCCCAATTTGCGTGATGTGAAGCTCTTTGATCGATTGATCTGTAAGTCCATTTCCTCTGTCTTGGAGATGTACTGTTCACGGTGGGCTCTGTTCCAGAGTCCCGTGAGGTCATCCCCACAGACGGCGAATGATCGATCATTGAGGCCATCTCTTGTCGCGTTGAAGGCGTTGACAATTGATAGCACAGTCCATGTAATACCGAGCCCCAGCAGGACACTGTTCGTTGTTAGGTGTCCGTGTTTGGGGTTTCCTGGGTAGATGAGACGTTGGGGTCCCAGTAGAGTCTCTACCGCCTCCATCCGTGACTCGCTCCATTCCAAGGCATTCCCTA